CCATCAGCGCGAAAAGCAAAAGCGCCGACGAGAGGCTGGTCTTGCCGTTCTTACGACCCAGCTCCCACAGCGCCTCGTGGAACTGCCTGAATCCCCTGTCGTCGACGAAGCCGTACATGACCTGGATTGCCGCCTTCTGGAACGGCTCCATCTCAAACGGTCGTCCCAGCTTTCCCGACGGCAGGTAGCAGAAGTGCTCTATGAAGCGGATTGGCCTGTTCGCATACTCGTAGTCGAAATGCCAGTCCCTATAGCTGTCTTGGATGCGCCCGAGCATGAGCTCGGAGAGCTGCTTCAGGCGTTTTCCGGCTACGATCTTCCCGTCGAGAACCTGCTCGTAGTAATCGACGCACTCGGGCTTAGTCGTCATGGCTCTCCCAATGCTTGCATTCTTCGGCCCACGGGGAGTACATCTGGCGGAAGTTGATGTCGCAATCGACTATGCGCTTGCCCTCCTCGTCCCTGGACTCAGCGGCCTTGTGCTTGCAGTTGCCGCAGTTCTTCTCCATCTACCTCACCGCCTCGCAGAACGTGTGCTTCTTCGCGTCCTTCGCCTCCCAAGCCCATTCATGCGGGGCGGGGTAGAGCGCGTGCGACTCGTCCGTGGTGTGCCTGCACTTCCCGGTGCCATTGTGGTGGCAGTGGGTCTTCTTGCATTCCGGCACCTGGCCGTCGCATACGTAGAGGTACTCGTATTTCACGACTCCTCCTTCTTGTTCATGAAGAACGACTCGAACTCGTCCGGCTCCGCTCCCGTGCCCTTGAGCAGCATGAACAGCTTCGTGGAGATGCTCACGTTCGCCGTGGTGAGCTGGTGCCGCTCGTTCATGAGCGACTTCCGGTCCTTCGGGTCGACCTCCTTCCCGGCCAGCTTCGACACGTTGAGCGCGTTTTCAATTTCCTTTATGCGCCCCTTGTTCCACTTGTAGGTGTCGAACTGCGACATCAGAAGCTCGCGCTGAGCTGGGTTTAGCTCGCCCGCCTGCTTCTCCACAGCTTGTTCAAGTTTCGTCTTGGTAGCCATCCGGCTCCTCCCGATTTCGCCCCTCAGAACCCCATTTTGTTTGAGGGCAAAATGTACGTTAAACAGGACATATACTAGTGCAGTGTACCATAAGAGGGACAGTCGGAAGGCCATATGGCGAATATCCTCGATAAGATTCTCGGACGCGGGAAGAAGATACCGGTGGCGACCGCCGTGCAGACGGTGGGCGCCGTCCCGTACACCCATGGCTGGAGCGGGGACATCTACCAGCAGGTCTTGGTGCGCAGCGTCATCGACCGCTTCGCCACGGCATGCTCGAAGCTCAAGCCTGAAATCGAGGGGTCGGCACGCCCGCGCATCCGCAGGGCCGTCGAGACCTCGCCCAACCAGTTCCAGACCTGGCCGCAGTTCCTCTACCGGTGCGCGACCCTCTACATGAACAACACCACGGTCTGCGTCGTCCCGGAGTACAAGCCGGGGAGCAACGTGCAAATCGGCTACTACCCGGTGCCGCTGGCATCCGCCGAGGTGGTGGAGCACGCCGGGCAGTATTGGCTGCGCTGGTCGATGCCCGACGGCGACACGAGGGCGGTCGAGCTGAAGTACGTGGCAATCATCACGCGCTTCCAGTACCTCTCCGACTGGTTCGGAGACGGCAACATCCTGGCGAGCACGCTCTCCATGCTCAAGGCGCAGGAGGACGCCCAGAAGCAGTCCATCAACGACTCCGCGCAGGTGCGCTTCATCGGCGCCCTGAACGGCAACGTCCGCGAGGAGGACCAGGACAAGAAGCGCAGGCGCTTCGCCGAGCAGAACCTTTCGGACGCAAACGAGACGCCGCTCATGGTCTACGACAACACGTTCTCCTCCATCGAGCAGCTCAAGGCGCAGAACTGGACCATCCCCAGCGACGAGATGGAGCGCATCGAGAACAACGTGTTCGACTACTTCGGCATCAACCGCCGAATCCTCCAGAACAGCTACGACGAGAACGCGTGGGACGCGTATTACGAGGGAATCGTCGAGCCCTTTGCATTGCATCTGGGTGAGGCCATGTCGATGGCGACCTTCACCATGAGGGAACGCCCCGCGAATCGCATCACGTTCTCCTCCAACCGCCTGGAATACGCATCCGCGGCCTCCAAGCGAAACATGAACAAGGACATGACGGACCGCGCCCTCATGACCATCAACGAGGGCCGCGAAATCCTACAGCTCCCGCCAATCGAGGGAGGGGACGTGTTCATCCTCCGGGGCGAGTACAAAGTCGGCCACACCCTCGAGGAAATCTTCCAGGCGCAGAAGGCGGTGGCGGAGGCCAAGGCTGGCGTCCGCTCGGACAACTCCGAGGGCGACCTCGACCCGTCCGACGCCGACATCCAGCGCCCGGACGGCGAGGGCTACGGCTCCGCTGGCGACACGGACACGGGAGACGTCACATCCACGACTCAGGACAGGTGGTCAGAAAATGCCGAATAAACCCGATGAGCGACAGTACCGCATGATGAGCACGCCGCTGTTCGTGCCCAACGTCGACGAGCCGGACGACATCGCGGAGGAGAAGCCGCGCAACCGCTTCAACAGCGAATACTACGTGGAGGGCTACGCCACCACGTTCGAGGACCCGTACACCCTCTTCGAGGACTACGACGGCTGGAAGTACGTGGAGGTCATCGACCGCCACGCCCTGGACGACACCGACATGTCGGACGTCATCTTCCAGTACGACCACGAGGGCCGGGTCTACGCCCGCAACACCAACGACACGCTGCACTTCGAGGCCAACGACCACGGCCTCTTCATCGCAGCCGACCTGTCCAAGACCTCCCTGGCCCGCCAGATGTACGAGGACATCGCCGTGGGCAACGTCACCCGCATGAGCTGGGCGTTCATCCCGGCGGAGGAGGTCTACACCGAGGACAGGGAGAACAAGGTCTTCACCACCCGCATCACGCGGGTCAAGAAGATGTTCGACGTCAGCGCGGTATCGTACCCCGCGGACCCGAACACGGAAATCAGCGCACGTCACCTCGTTAACGGAGAGATCGAGGCCAGGCGGCTGCGGGAGTCGCAGCAGCGCGAACTTGACCGCCAGCGCAGGGAGCTTGCGCTGAGGGCCAAGCGTATGGCAATCCGTTAGAGAGGAGAAGTCATGGACTTCACCGCAATGGACGCTCGGGCCTACCGCGGCCTGAACGCCGACCTGTACCAGGAGCGCCGCTCCCTGGTGCTGTCCCTGGCAGAGAATCTGCCCGAGGACGCGACCGAGGAGCAGATTCGCTCCATCGACGAAGAGCTGAACACCATCAAGGCGGAGGACGCACGCCGCAATGCCCTGACCGAGCTGCGCAACCACCAGGCGCTCGAGGTCATCGGCGGCGCTGGCAACGTCGTCGGCTCCACCCAGAAGCGCCAGGCCCCGGCAATCCTCAAGGCCCGCACGCTCGGCGACCGCATGTGGAACGAGATGCAGGAACGCGGCTACTCCCGCGAGAACGGCAAGTTCCAGATTGCCGGTATGTCCTTCCGCGCAGCCACCGACAACCAGACCGTCGGCGAGCTGGCAGGCGAGAACAGCCCGAACTACTATGACGACACCCTCACCCTGGTCGACACGACCATCCGCGAGGGCTATCGCCGCCCGATGACGATTTGGGGCCTGTTCAACCACGAGATGACCGACAAGGACACCGTGGCGTGGTACACCGAGGGCGCCCTTGACGGCTCCGCCGCCATGACGGCAGAGGCCGGCGCCTTCTCCCAGATTCACGTGAACGACCCGGTCCGCCACTCCGCGGAGCTGAAGAAGGTCACCGCCATCTGGAAGCAGACCGACGAAATCCTGACCGACGCCCCGCGCTTCGTGTCCCACGTTAACGCACGCGCCGGTTACAACCTGGACACCGTCGTCGAAGACCAGCTCGTCGCAGGCAACGGCACCGGCAACAACATCACCGGCATCACCAACGCCTCCGGCATCCTGACCGACACCGCGACCGCCTACAACATGGACTTCATCGAGTCCCTGCTGGACAACCGCACCAAGATTCGCAAGGCCACCCCGAACTTCAACGTCGACACGCTGCTCCTGGCGGACGAGGACTACGACGCCCTCATGAAGCTCAAGAACAACGCCGACCAGTACGTGCTCGGCGGCCCCACGGGCTTCGTGTACGGCAACGGCGTGACCATCGGCCGCAACCTGTGGAACACCATCACCATCGTCCCGACCCCGGCGCTCACGACCGGCACGTCCATCCTTGGCGCGTTCAAGGCTGGCGCGACGATTTACGAGCACACCTCCGGGCGCCGCTTCGACATGGGTTACGACGGCGAGGACTTCAGCCACGGCCTCGTGAGCTTCCGCGCTTACCAGCGCTTCGTGCTCGCGGTCGAGTACCCGGCTGCGTTCTGCAAGTACACGGTCGGTTCCGGCGAGTCCGGGCTCTCCGCCTAAAGGAGGGGCAAATGAATGTCGTAACCCTGGTGGACTTCCACGACAACCTGCGTGACCTCGACCGCAAGCGCGGCGAGGTGTTCGTGGTGTCGCGTGAGCGCTTCGAGGAAATCAACTCCATCGGCATGGAGAAAATCGGCAAGCCGCTCGTCGGCGCAGCCGAGCCAGAGAAGCAGACCCCGGAGGCTCGCGCCTCCAAGGCCGGAGCGAAGCGCACCACCCGCAAGAAGGCTGAGTAGACATGGCATTGCTTGACGAAATAAGGACGGTCGTCCGGGTGTCCCCGGTTCCAATCCCCGACCAGTCGGGCATCGAGCCCGACCAGGAGGGCTGGGAACCGACGTACACGAGCGATTTCGACGGGGAGCTCCAGGCCCTCATCGACGCGGCCCTCGCCGACCTCACGCGGGTCGGCATCGTGCCGACGCTGCTCGACCCGGAGAAGCCGTCCCCGCTCGTCAAGCAGGCCGCGATGCTCTACGTCAAGGCCCACTTCGGCTACGACAACTCCGAGCGGCCCGAGTTCCTGGGGTCGTACAACCAGACTGTCGTCGACTTGCTGAACTCCTCCGCGAATATCGCGTGTTGGAGGACCAGCATGGCCGATTGCGTCGTCGCGGACATCCCCGACCAGCCATACACGGGCCACACCGTCAGGCCGGTCCCGGTGGTTTCCTTCGACGGGGCAGGGCTCGCGTTGAACGAGGACTTCGTAGTCCGCTACGCGTCCAACGTCGAGGTCGGGACCGCCACCGCGTACATCGAGGGCACCGGCTCCTACGGAGGGGTCGTCTCCGCTACGTTCGAGATTGTGGGGGCGTGATGACCCGGTACAAGGAGACATGCGT